CTTACTTCTGGCAGTGCTTGGCCGTTGTTATGATGTTGATCGAGTTGAAGAGGACTAATGCTCCAACATCCACTTACGCCACTTTTCTGTGCTCAAAAATTGTTGAGATAGCTGGGCCTCGAATGGCATCTGGTGCATTTGACCCACAGATACAATTTTTACTTAAAATTGTTACAAACAAGTCCTTGTTACCACACCGCTCTTTATGGAGTCCTAGTGTGGATGAATCTTTTGCGGATTATGATACTACTTCGGAGATAAGTTTGGAAGAATGGGATCACCTTACATCTCGCAGAACGCGTAGTTTGTCGCCTAGACCGCTTTCACGTGGTTCTTGCTTTACCCGACAAGCTGATCCTTCTAATTCTCCAAACTTGAAAGATTATCACTTTGGCAATATAATGATGGTTGGTTCTTGCATTTTCGCATTGGCAACAATTCCAGATTGGACTTCTATATCATCTTTACAAGACCATTTGTTTCACACTATTAAGCGTAATAAGACTATTAGCGGTTTGAATTCCATGATAGATATAGCTATGTATTTTGCACGATCTTGTTATTCACTCCTTACATCTTTGGTTTTCGCAATTAAAAGGGGTGATTATTCACTCTTCTTTGGTGCTGCGCGTGGTTTGAGGTCACGTTACGATGATATACTTATCACACAGAATAATCTTGGGAGTTTGTTATCTGAGGATACTGATTTGCTACCCCATAAAAATATATTCCAGTATGAGATAGCCATAGTCAATCTATTGCAGGATATTACTACAACTTCAATACTACCTGATGATGAGGCCAAGCGGAAGATTTCTGCTTTGAAATCTTTCCGTTTGGAACTAGAAACTGGTAAATTTGCCAATCTTCCTAGAAAATCTCCTATAACATTTTGTGTTTACGGTGGTAGCGGTATTGGTAAGAGTTATGTTGCAGATTTGTTGTTCGCTATGACTGCTAAGGTTTACGATTTGCCAATAGATGGTCATGTCAAAAGTAATGTTTACGTTCATAATGCTAGTGCGAAACACTTTGATGCATGTGAAAGTTGGCATTGGGGTTATTATTTTGATGATATTGGGCGTGAAAATCCTAAGATTGTAACTGGTGAGCATAATAGTGCTAACGCTATTTTGGACGTCACGAACAACGCACCTTTTAAGCCTGTTCAAGCGGCTGTTGAGAAAAAAGGTAAAGTAATTTGTCGTCCTCGCGTTTGCGTGCTCACCACTAATAATAAGGAATTGAATGCTCACGTTTTTGCATCTTGTCCAGTGGCTATTGCGCGTCGAGTGCATTATTATATATCCCCCAAACCGATACCTGAAGTTATGGGCACTAATGGTATGTTGGATTCGGAAAAAATCCGTGATCACATTTCTAACGCTAAAACCTTGGGATTGGATGTGGGTATTCAGTGGACATGGAGTGTGGAGGTTGTTGATGTGGG